GGCGCTGCTTAGGGATGAGCCTTCCGTCGCCCGCGCGGCTCGTTGTGTGCGGGCCGTAGTCATACGCGCGTGAAACAGCGACCGTAGAGCCAACAGCGGCGTTGATCTCTGTCACAACCGCCGCTAGCGACATAAACGAACCTACGGCACCTGACAAGGTCACGGTTACCGCCGGAGTCGTAAAGACCAGGGTCTTTCCCCCCACAGGCAAGTCCAGCGTAGGGATTGGGTTCCCGAGCGTTGCCCCGTTGATGTAATCCTCTAGCGTCTCTCGGGTCCCGACGATGATCTTGTGTGGCATGGCCTAGTTCCTTCTGATCTTGCCCACAAACGCGGCGAACTTGCCCAAACGCGGCTTGTGGCTTTAGTAGAATCCGATGGCCGACAGCGCGTAGTAGTCCGAGTGTACACCGCTTGGACTGGCGTCCATAATCCCCTCTACGTTCAACGACGTTTTTACGAGTCGCTTTTGCTGCTCGTAGGCGCTCTGAAACAATCCCAGCATGGACTGGATGATGGGCGCCTTGTCGTTGATGGATACGCTCAGCCCACCATCCGAAAATGGAAGGTGGTTCCTTGCGTAGAAGATCATCAGACTTTGCATCAAGCTGATGACAGTTCCCCGGACGCAGAAGCTCTGGAGATTTAGAGAAAACAGATCATCCAGAGAGTAGTTTGTCAGGTACGGGGTGCCATTAAAGTCGCTTAAAAAGTCTACGGTAGCCCAGGCAACCATGCGGTCTGAGCTTTCCTCCCCACGAATGAGGAGGTTAAGCTCAGAGAAATCGCGGGTGAACAGCCGAACGCTCTGAATGTGCGCGTTAAACGCGTCAGAGCTTGACTGCCCTAATGGCTGTAGCTGGGTAGGCACTCAAGCGCCCTGGCTGCTCTCGAAAGATGACAGGACCGCGGTTAGCTCGCGGTTCGACATCTTGTCGTTAACGTTAAGGCCACGCTCTAAGCCGAGGGTAAGCAGAACGCGCTTGCTCTGCGTACGCCAGCCATCTGGGAGAGGCTCGTAGGCGGGAGCGGCCATCTCGGCCTCTACCTGCTCGGGCTCCTCAAGAGGAGAGCTAGTGGGTTCCGGGGCGTCATCTTCAACGGCGGGAGTCTCGACGAGAGGCTCCATTACCTCAGGCTCAGCCTGGGGAAGAACTTCAGTCTCAGGCTCCGGCTCCGGCCGATACTCCTCTGACGCCTTAACTAGCGGCTCCCCACGAACGAGAGCACGCAGCTCGTTCGGGTCTAAGTAGCGGTCCGAGTCGCTCTGAAGCCTAAGGGCTCCCCGCTCTACATGACCGATAACCTCCTCTAGGTGGTCGGCAATGTACTTCACTGAGATGGGAATCCGGCGACCTGCGCGGACTACGACATCCGCACCGATGCGGAAAGTCCGCTCACCAAAACGGTCAAGCCGACGTGCCATCTTTGTCTGCGGGTCACGTCCTGAGCCAAACGCGTAGATAACCTGGTCTTGGATCATGTGGCGCTCCTTGTTTTTTGCTTATATCAGCACAAAGGGGCACCGGCACAGTAGCCGGTGCCCCTCCGTACTGGGGTTGGGGCCGTTCCCCCTAGTTATCAGAAGCTGACAACCTGCGGGTAGAACTGGCGGTTGCCCGCACGGTTGTTCTGCGCGCCCAGGTTCTCCTCGCTCACCGGCGTAACCGAGGCAAGGATCGCGTTCGCGTTCGTCGTCGGGTTCGCGTCGCCGGAGTACAGCTCCAGCTTACGAACCGAGGCGATGTTCACGATCGACATGCCAACATCCTTCCAAGCGACAAACTTGATGATGTTGATGACCTTGTCGATGTAGAACTTGACCTGGTTGAGCACGTAGAAGCGCCCCAGGAAGTCCGGCGAGGTGAAGCAGTACACGTTGCCCGGGCGAAGGATGTCCGTCTTGATGGTACGGACATAGCGCTTGCCAAGAAGCAGGTTGTACTTGTAGCCGTTGACGACCGTCTCCGACTGGATCTTGTCGCCCTGGTCCTCGACGGTCCACTGAAGGATGTCGTTCCAGTCCTGCGACGTCATAAGGATCATGTCCGACTCTAGGCGGTTGCCGTCGAGCAGCTTCATGAGCCGAACCACGTCGGGGCGCTGGATAGGACGAACAACCGCGTCGTTCGTGGCCGCGATACGAGCAAGCTCGCCCTTCGTGACCGAGAACTCCACGACCGAACCCGCGCCGATGGTGGCCGCGTTGAGCGCCGTAGCGACGCCACCGTTGGCCTCCGTCTGGAGGGCCTGAACCGCGCTCTCGATGTGAATCGTGAACTCGCGGTCCTGGATCTCGCCCAGGTCACGGACGGCGTTCTGCTCGATGACCTTCCCGATTGGGAAGGCGTAAGCAAGGAACTCCTGCTCCGGCTTCTGGAACATCTCCGACATGATCGTGATGAAGGGAACCTCCACCTTCTCACCCCGGATGAAGTTCGCACGCGGCTCGCCACGGAACGTGACAACCATCGCGCGGCTGCGCGGCTCAAGGTACTCGATCTTCACGAGCGCGTCGTGATTGGTCGAGACCTGACACTGCGAGCGGTCGACGTTCTCGGGCGGCAGAACCCGCTCAACGAACGACGCCTCACGAAGGCGGTCCCGAATGTACCCACCGAAACGGGCAGCAATCTTGCTCTTTGCACCCGGATCGGAGAGCTGGCTGAGTAGCATCTCCTTGGCGTTCGACATGATGTGGTTCCTTTCCTTTCCTGGCCCTGGTTCTCTTTTGCCTTCCCTGGGGCTCAGGCGAAGGTCTGGATAAAGCGGAGGCGGTTACCGTTGCTGGCCGGAAGCCGCATGACGTAACCGAGCACGATGTTAGCGCCCGCGTGAGCCACAAGGCCCCAGCGCGCCACGCTGCCCGAAAGCGCGTTGTTCACAACGCCGCCCATGAGCGCCTGGCCAAGCGTGACGACACCGACGTTGTCAAAGACAACCGTGTCCGCCTCGAAGGTCGGGCCGATGATGGCCGAGAGCTTACGCGAGGCCTGAACACCGTAGTCGCCGCGATCCTCGATAACGAAGAAGCCCGGCTTCGCGGCGTCAGTCCCGCGCGCCCACTTGTACGACGAGTTGACCTGAACGATCTCACCGTCGATAAGGGGAACGGGCGAGGTGCCCTGGGGATTAAGCAGACCCACGTCTGCCACCTCAAGCGGCTTGCGCATAAGGCGGTCGAGGGTCGGCTGGATGATCTCGAACTTGCGATCAAACGATGCCATGGTGGTTCTCTCCTAGTTGCTTTCTTTACCTAGCCTTGGCCAGCCGAGCCTCAGCTGTAGGCGGACATTGTCTCTACGAAACCCTCTAACACATCACCGCTGTCACCGGCGGAGTAAAGCTCCCCGCTCGAAGCCCGCTTCTCGCCCGTCTGCGGCTGCTCGACGTGCCCGAGGCGGAACCCACCCGCTGTAAGCTCAACGGCCTCTTCTACGGCCGCTAGCTTAGTGACGGGAAGCTGCGCGATCTTCGCCACCTTCGACTCAAAGTCGAGCGCTGGCTCAATCCCGCGAACCTCCATACGGCGAGCAAGCTTCATCGTGCGAAGCTCGTGCCGAAGACCGTCGTTTTCCTCAGCAAGGCCGACGTTGGCCTCAGCTAGCTTACGCATGTGCTGCGCAGCCTCGTGAAGAACGCCGGGAACTTGCCCCGCTACCTTTGTCATCTTGTTACTCATGCTGTTCCTCACTTCCTAAGCTGCGCAAAAACCTGACCAAGATGTTTGTCGTTGGCCGATTTTACAGCGGCTACAACTTGTTGAGCGTAAGCGCGCTCGTGAGTGTCCGCGTCTGGGTCTGACGCCACCTTTACTGCGCGCTCTAAGAACGCGCGGCCAAGATCAACGTTAGGGCGAGTCATCGTTCCGATTCCTCACTTCCTAAGCTCCGCAAGCGTTTTGCTGCTGAGAATGCGGTCTTTCAGATCTTCAGCCGCCCAGGTTACAGACTTTGCACTCCTCCTCGGGTCTAGGTACTCTATCTTGCGCCCCCCCTGCTCGATAGCATCCGCCACTCGGCGGCCCGCTGAAGCAGCACCTTCCCCGGCACTACGTACTGCTAGCCCAGCGCGCTGGACGGCTTGTCCGGTACCAGCTAGCGCGCGATCTGTAGCGGTGAGTAGGCCACGACCAGCCTTTCCGGCCAGGTGCTTTGCGGCATCCGCAACGCCCGCTTCTTTCAACCGTTCAGCGTCAATGGTGGTTAAGGCGGAGGTCTTTTCACGCGCCTTCTGCTCAAGGAAAGCACGCGCAGCCTCCCGGCGTCCACGATCCCAATCCGCGTACGCGGGCCCGCCCCAGAAGTACTTTGCGCCAGACGGCCGAGCGTTAAGAATGTCCCGAGCCGCCGACTCGGTCATCTCATTCTTGGCTTGGTGCTTTTTGTACGCCTGCTGGTACTTTTCGGACTTGAACTCAGCCTTGGCCTTCTGTTTTTCGGATAGGCCTTTGCTCTCGGCTTTCGCCTTGAGCTTCTCAAGCTTCTCCTCCCACGACTTGGCCGTCTTCTCACTTCCGCCGAAAGGGAGGCCGAGTGCTTCTCCCACAGCGTCAAGCGAGGAAACCTTCAGGCCGTCAGTACGAAGAGTGTGGGCCGCCACGGCGTTATCCTGCCGCGGGGTCTCCGACAGATACTCAGACGTAGTGCGGACTGAGCGATCCTTCGCCTGAGCCCTGCTCATGGCAATGAGGCCAGCGTTATCCGGAATCATGCTGGACTCGCCGGGCTCCGTGCTCATACGGAAGCTCTCGTTGTGGGCCGGAAGCTCCGGGGGAGGTGAGGAAGGGTCCTGCGCCTGCTTGTAGACCTCTTGCATGAGCGCCTCAGCCGCCTTGGTCTGGCCAAGGCGAGAAAGCAGCTCAGCCTGGGCGACCTTGGCGCGAAGAACCCGCTCCGAAGCCTCCTTGCTGCGTGTCCAGCCGGCGGTCTTGCCCGTGTTATTCGGGGGCATCTGACCGTCAAGCTTGCCCGTGTGGTCAGCCTTGCTCGTCGGAAGGTCCGAGTTGCTGAGCGACGGGCCGGAAATGCGGCCCGACACTGTAGACTGAGCGCGCGGGTGTGCAGTCTGCTCCCCGATGAACCCGCTAGACATTACGTCTGGGCCGGGGGCGCTTAATGGCGATGTACCCGCACCCCCGGTGCCCACCGTAACGGGCGACGGGTGCGTGGAGGGATCAGTGTCCGCAGCCAGCTTTGCGACAAGGTAGGCGCTTTGCTCAAGCGCGGTCGCAAGCTTCAGCCCATAGGCGGCGTCATCCCGAATACGAAGGGCGCTCTCCTTCTTTTCATGCTCCCCGTGCTCGTGGTGCATGGAGCGCTCGTGCTCCTTCATGATCTTCTTTGCGCCCTCACGCTCCTTCTTGGAGAAGGAATCCTCCTCCGAAGCAGCGGTCTTGGCCCGGGGCTCCGCCAGCTCAGCAGCGAGGAAGTCCCCTGAGTCTACAGTCGTAGCGTCGTAGGCAGACGCAATCTTGAGGTTCCTGTCAGCGTCAGACAGGGCCGAGTTCACGATCTCGCTTAGGGACTTACCCATGGTGCTCTCCTCACACTGGCGGTGATTGAATGGCTTTTTGTGAAGTGATCATGTCTGGCACGGTACCGCTTGTTGGCGGGTTGGGCTGGGAGTATTCCTGCCTGCGGCGGTTGTACCCCTCCAAAGCCCGCTGCGAGTCACCTACCCCGTAGGGCTCCATCATGGCGGACTAAGCCTCCTTGATGAAGCTGTCGATCATCTCTACGGGATAGGTGGTTCGCATGGGTACCTGCTAGGTCACTCCACCCAGCCGCTCTCCTTAAGGATTTCAAGCGCACGGATACGCACGAGGTCGTCGTCCGACGCAACCTTGCCGGTGTCCGGGTCGATCCCGTTGTCAACGAGAGCCTGACGCGCCATCTCCAGCGCGGCCGCCTCAATCGCTGACTCCTTATCCATGTCCTGCATCATCTTGCGCTTCTGCTTCGAGCGGCCCACGCCCTTACCGACCATGTAGGCGCCGCCGGTCGTAGCCGTGCCAAGCGCGAGGCCACCCTTGTGCTCCTTGGCGAAGTCAAGAGCCTTGTCGGTGTTGCGACCGACAAAGTCCTTAGCCTTCGACAGGCCACCCTTGATGCTCTCGTAAACGCCCTTAGCGGCCTCGGTCTTCGCGTCGCTGGCCAGCTTGTACTGCTCGTCAACAAACGCGCGCGCCATAAGGCGGCCGATAGCGTCAGCCTCGGCGACCTTCGCCTCTACCTCGGCGTTCGCCATCTTCTCAGCCTCGTACTCCGGGCTGGTCATCGCGGCGGCCATACGGTCAAAGGCCTCGTGGTACGCCTCGCGGCTAACCTCGTTAAGGTCGATGCCGTTCGCCGCCGCGTACTTGCCAAGCTCGGCAGCAACGTCGGCAAACGTAACGGTGTCGGGGATGCCCGCCTTCTTCTCTGAGGTCTCACGCTTCTCACGCTTCTCCGCGTGCTCCTTGCGCTCCTCCTCCTCGGACTCAGCGGCCTCATGGTCAGCGGCGAGCTTGCTGGGCATAAGCTCAACGATAAGCTCGGCCACCTGGTCGTCTGTAAGAAGACTGAGATCCACGCCCTGATCGAGGGCGACCTTCTCTAACACCTGGGCAGCGGTAGCCAGCTCCGCGTCAAGGTCGGTGCCCGCGGTGTCCTGCTCAAAGATCTCTCGGATATCATCCATGGTTGTCTCCGTATCTCTCTACCTGTAGATCCTTTGGTCCTCGGCGGCGCGGAGCTGCCTATAAAGGATCAAACCATCAGCCCCGCTTTGCCGAAAAGGTGCTCCGCAGCCTGCACCAAACTACTTGTCTTGTCGACTAGCATAGTTTGACGGAGGGCAGCTCCAATGGTGTGCATCGCTTCAAACGAGCCGTTGTCTGCGATGAGTTTAGCCATTTTGCTGATCTGGGATCCCTCTTCGCCAGAGCGACGAAGATGCGATGAAATAAACTGTATCATAGGCCCGTGACCTAGGAGAAGTTCTCCGAGGTCCGGTTCAACC